GAGAACTACCGGGAGATGCTGCTGACGTTGCCGATTACGAATGTGGAAAAGGCAAAGTTTGAACGCATGACTGCGTTAGAGCAGAAACTACGAAATCCTGCCGACTACGATGCTCCAGAACTGAACGCCTTGCGTGCGGAGTACAAGCAGCTTGCTGACGAGACAAGAAATGTCGGAGCCTTTCAATCCTCCCACTACGACGAACCCAACATCCTCGCCCACGTGCGCTACAACGACCGCGTCATTGACGGCAAAAAGACGCTGTTCGTCGAGGAGGTGCAGAGCGATTGGCACCAGAAGGGAAAGCGGGAAGGGTATCAAAGCGACAGCACACTTACGCCTGACGAGAGCAGTGAATTACGCTCGTTGCAGCAACGCTACGATCTCCATAATGAAGGATCTGGCGGAAATTTCAGTGGAGATGATTTAACCCGGATGAGTGATCTACAAAGCAAGCTAGGTAAAAATACCGGTGTCCCCGACGCCCCCTTCAAGACCACATGGCCCGACCTTGCCATGAAGCGCGTCATTCGCGAGGCGGCGGAGAAGGGCTACGACAAGGTGGCGTGGACGCCAGGCAGTGTGCAGGCGGATCGGTATGATTTGAGCAAGCAGATCGATAAGATCAGCACTTATCGATTACAAAACGCCGGTGAATTAGAACTCAAGGACGGCCAGCCGCAATACAGAATAGAGGCTTTCAAGAACGGCAGCCTTGCTGTTGACAAGTACGTCACCGAAAACGAATTAGCCGACCATGTCGGCAAGGAACTAGCGGACAAGATTATTAAGCAAGAAAATGGCGCACGTTCGTATTCCGGTCTCGATCTCAAAGTCGGCGGCGAGGGCATGAAGGGCTTCTACGACCAGATCCTGCCCGCTGCGGTCAACAAGATCGTCAAGAAGGCGGGCGGGAGGGTGGGCGAAGGAGATATTAACGTCACTCCACCTAGCAGCGATGCCGCTGGTTCTGGTTTACAAATTCGTCCAGCAGGTGGCAGGTATGAAGTTTTTGATACCAATACGGGGGCATTAGAACAAAGATTTGATACGTTGCAAGAAGCGCGCGACCATCTTTCTGGCATCAGAGAAGCAGAGAGGCCGAGGAAGGTCCACACCCTCGACATCACCCCGCAACTGCGCGAGATGGCGCTCAAGAAAGGCTTCCCGCTGTTCGCGGCAGGCGGCCTTGTTGCCGGTGGCGCGATGGGAGACTTGGCCAAGCAGGACGAGTATCAATGAAAACAGCAACGCGGCGGAAGGCAAAACCGGTTAAAGCTGAACCCAAAAGGGCGAGGCGCAGGATCGCGCGCAAGCCAAAGGAGAGAACGATGGCGAAAGCAGCAGTCAAGACCAAGGGCGTGGACGACGACGAAGACGACGGCACCAATGACGTGATGGCGACAGGGGCCGATCCGAAACTGGCAAGCGACGTGGCTCCGAGCTTCACGCCGGGAGCAATCCCGGCAGCCAAGGATATTTCCAAGATCGTCACCGACACGCCGACCTACGGCACCGAGACGCCGCCACGGCAGACGCCGCCGACCTCAATCGACAACGCGATGAAGCACTCGCCGCCGAGCTTCTACGACAGCAACGGGCAGAAGATCGTGAGCCTGGCACCGACGCTGTCCGGCATTTCGCCAGCAACTGCGGTATCAGTCACGGGTGCAGACCTGACGGTGACGGCGACCGGCACCAACTTCGACCGGGCGACGTTCCTGACGGCGAACGGTGCTCTGCTTTCAAACACGGTCTACGTTAGCGCGACATCGCTGACAGTGGTTATTCAACCGTCGAAACAACCCGGTCCCGGCGTGGTTCCGGTCACGGCGAAGAACCCCGGCGGGCAAAGCGCGGCGCAGAACTTTACGTTCACGTGAGGTGATAAATGGCAACCCCGGTCAATACCGTTGCGGCAGGCGGTATACCAGTTGTCGATGTCACGGCAGCAGCGCCGCCACTGCCGCTGATGGGCAGGCCTGTAAGTGAAGCGGCTCCCGGCATGGGGGTCGCTGTCACCAAGGTCACCAACTTTGGAATCCCGGTGACGTTCGTGGTACCGCCGCCGTAAATGTTGCACGTGAAACTATGGTCAAGCTTGTCGAGGTTGAGCCGAACAAGTGGCGAGTAGAAAGGGCGACAGTTGAGCCTGCGCGGTCTGCTCTCCCGTGTCCTCATGTCATCAGTGACATCATGGATCCGGTTGAGCATGTGGATGGCCGGTTTTATACCTCGAAGGCGACATACCGGGCCGTTAGCCGAGCGCATGGCCTCGTCGAAATCGGGAACGAGCGACAGAAGCCAAAACAAAGAGCGTCAGCGCGCCGCGAAGAAAAAGAAAAGCGCCGAGGATCATTGAAGCTAGCACTGGACAAGTACAAGGCGGGATATAGAGCCAAGCGCAAAGAGTTGATCTAGATCAAAACGGGGTAGTCCATGTCAGATGTCAACACCGCGTCACCTGCACCAGCCTCCGCGCCGTCAGCGCCAGCACCGTCGCCCGCACCAGCTCAGACAGAGGTGCCGGTCAACGAGACGCCGGTAAACCAGCCGCGGCCGATCGGCGATCAGGCTCCGCCGAAGCCGGAAGGTCAGGAGAGCAACAAGTCATCGCACATCAGCCGCCGCGAGGCGCTGGCCGATGCGTTCAAGCGCGCCAAGGAGGCGCAGGAGGAGGCGACCAAGAACGCTCCAAGGCGCGAGCGCCCCGGCATGGGGCATAACAAGCCGCCGGAGGCGATGGCGAAGGAAGCAACGAAAGTCGCTGACAAGACAGAGAAAACCAGCCAGCCGTCAGAAAAGCAGCAACGCTACCGCGAGGGCGGCAAGTTCGCCCGCGACCCTGCGAAGCCGCAGCAGGAATTGCCGCTCGAGCAGCAGCCAAGCCAGCAACAAGGCCAGCAACAACGGCAGATCAAGCCGCTCGAGGAACACGCGCCGTACCGGGCACCGCCAAACCGTTTCAGCGAGCAGGCCAAGGCGGAGTGGGCGGCGGCGCCCGAGAGCGTGCGCGGTGCTGTCTACAGCATGGCGAAGGAGTTTTCCGGCGCCTACCAGAAATACAAGGCCGACAACGATGTGATGAACGAGATGCGCCCCTATCACGACCTTGCCGTCAAGCAGGGCACATCGATCCGAAAGGCATTCGACAACTACTACGGCATGGAGATGAAGCTGCGCCAGGATCTGATCGGCGGGCTTGACGTCATCGTGCAGAACGTGGCGCGCAGCCAGGGGTTGACGGGGAGGCACGGCGGCCCGCTGACGATCCAGGACGTGGCGCACCACATCGCGACCATGTCGCCGGAACAGCACATGCTGACGCAGCAGCGCAACATCCAGCAGTCAGCCGAGCAGCGGCTTGGGCAGATGCAGCAGCAGGTCGCGCAGCAGGAACAGGCGCTCAACCAGATCCTGTATCAGCAGAAGTTCACCTACACGCGGGCGCAGGTGGATCAATTCGCAAGCGCACATCCACGCTTCGACGAGCTGGCCGATTTGATCAAGAGCGAACTTGATCTGGGCTTCTCGTTGGAGCAAGCTTATCTCCGGGCCGACAGACTTCGCCCCGGCTCACCACAGGCGGCTCAGACCCGCACACAATCGGCTCAGACCCGAAAAACGTCGATCAGCGGCGCTCCAGACGGCGGTGGAAAGAACTCCACCAACACACGCTCCTCAGACGGGCGGCGCGGCATGAACGGCGAAGCGAAACACCCATCGAGGCGTGAGGCACTTGCGAAAGCATTTCGCCGCGCCGCCAATGGCGTGTAGGGAGCCTTAAATAACCGCTCATCCTGCGCGCCGTGTAACGCTAAGGATGATGAGCCATGCCTATTTTGCCAGTTGGAACTGGTGACAACCTTCCATATCAACAGATCTTGTCGATGGCGATCGAGGATCGTTCCTCGTCGTACCAAGACCTGGTGTCTGATAACAACGCACTTCTGGCGACCATGCGCGACAAGGGCCTGTGGGAAACCTACTCAGGTCCGCGCATTCGCCAGACGCTGCAAATCTCCAAGCAGACCGCGCAGTGGTATTCCGGCTACGACGTGCTGCTCAATCCAGCAATCGATCTGTTTGCCGATGCCTGGTACGAGCCGAAAATGGTCGTCGTACCGATCATTCTGAGCAAGCAGGAAATCCTCAACAACGAAGGCGAAGCCCAGTTGATGGACGTGCTCGACAGCTACATGAAAGCTGCCGAGAGCGCGCTGGAAGATGCGATGGACGGTGCGCTGCATGCTGCCGGTGGCGGCAAGCAGTTGACCGGACTGGCAACGGCGGTGCCGGTTGCCAACACGACCGGTGTCTACGGCGGCATCGACCGCGCGCAGAATACCTGGTGGCAGACGCAGTCCATCGACGCGCAGTCCTACATCGCCGGGATTACGCAGATCACGTCCACGACCATCCGCCCGACGCTTAACCGGATCATGACCGCGCAGTCACGCGGGCGGGACTATGCCGATCTGCTGATCATGTCGCCGCAACACTACGAAGCCTACGACGCGGCGACAGTCGCCATCCAGCGGCTCTCTCGCGATGGCGGCGGCCTGGCCAAACTGGGCTTCTCAACGCTGGAGTACATCGGCGGCGGCAAGCAAGCGACGATCGTGCTGGAGGGCGGCATCGGTTCCGACATGCCAGCCGACACGACCTACGGCCTGCAAACCGACAGCCTGCGCCTGCGCTATCACCCGAGCCGCAACTTCGACAGCGTGTTCAAGGGTGAAGGCCAGATGCCAATTGATAAGGACGCGGTTGCCCAGTTCATTGGGTGGATGGGTGAACTCACGATGGTCAATCCGAAGTTTAATTGGAGGTTACGAGACTCCAATCCTGCGGCGTAGCCCATTCAAGCTTGTTGAGTGGGATACCGAATGTTACCCTTGGTCTGGCTAAACCCAGACCAAGGGAGTTGAAAATGAAGGCCAATGGGATGCCCTCGAAAGAGGTGTTCGACCAAGTATTTCGCTATCGCCCGGAAACTGGCGAGCTGATTTGGAGGGTGCGTCCCGTGACGTTGTTTACTCAAGGTACGACAGCGGAACGGCCTCGCTCTGCCGAGCATGCATGCAATCAGTGGAACAGCCGATGGGCTGGAAAGTCAGCGGTGACGTTAAAGCCAGATGGTTATTGCTATACGCATTTTAATTATCAGACCCTGTTGGTGCATCGGGTTGCATGGAAAATTATGACGGGCGTTGACCCGGTGGAGATCGACCATATCGATGGCAATCGCAGCAATAATCGATGGGTCAACCTTCGCAACGGCACGCGCTCTGACAATCAACGTAACGCTGCGTTAAAGAGCAACAATACTTCTGGTTATCACGGTATCCGCTTTAGTGAGCGCCAGCAGAAATGGACTGCACACATCACGATAGGTTCTTTTGACAGCAAGGAAGAAGCTGTCGCTGCCCGCAAAAGAGTTGAGGCAATACTAGGCTTCCATGTCAATCACGGAAGAACAGGCGCAATCGATACGATTGATTTGGAGAACTGAACAGAGCTTTGCGATCCGGTTTGTTGACGCGGGCTGGATCGAGAGAGGGGCGGGTGCCGGGCTGGTTAGCCTTCCGGTCACTTCGGCATCCGCCTTTTTACCAACAGGAAGGGCAAACGAAAATGGTACCGAACGACAAAGGGGTGGTTGCGATCTTCCGCAACGGCACCGTGAAGAACAACGTCAAGTCTGCGGAAGCAGGGCGACCGATCTTCGACGACATGGAGCAGGTCGAGGTTCGCCATCCCGGTTCGCGCGACTACGGCGTCTACCCGGCGACTGACCGCTCGCACTGGGATGTCGATCCGGTCACCGGAGAGCAGACCCCCATCACTTACGCCGAGCGGTTCTCCAAGCAGTACCAGCAGTTCAAGGCGAGCCAGCAGCAGACCAAGTCGGGGACGCCGATCGACTACCTGCCGTTCCTGACCGAGGGAAAACGTGCCGAGCTGCGCGCGCTCAACATCTACACGGCGGAGGCACTGGCCATTGTCGATGGTGCGGAGCTGAAGAACCTTGGCCCCGGCGGGCGAGAGATGAAGAACAAGACCATCGAGTTTCTCGAAAGCAGCAACGAAACTGCGAGGATCACCAAGCTCGAGGCCGAGCTTGAGACGATCAGGCTGCGCAACGAAGTGCTTGAGGAAGACAACAAGCTGATGGCCAAAGACAGGCCGCCGAGCGAGTTCGACGGCATGTCTGACGCACAACTCAAGGAGCATGTCCGCTCGCTGACCGGTGTTTCTCCGAAGGGTAATCCGTCGCGCAAGACGCTGATCCGCATGGCGGAGGATCATAAGAGCAGCGTGGCAGCATGAGCCTACTTTCCGTAGTGCGGGACGTGTGCCTCGCTACTGGCATCAATCCGCCAGTGTCGATGTTTTCGCCATCGGTGCAGCCCCGTACGCAGGGTGAACTGCTGTCGCTGGCCAACGAGATGGCGCAGCGCATTGCCTACGACACCAGAGAGTGGGGACGGCTCAAGGTTGTGGGCACGTTTACCGGCGACGGCACGATCATTCCGCCG